CTGCTTGAGACGCAACTAAAATCTCATGATGGCTTCTTCGGATTCCGTCACTCTTCAAGACGTCGCCAAATTTGCCCTGCCTGTTGCTGCAGGGTTGCTCGTTGGTGGCGCCGGTATCTACTATTACGGGAGGTACGTGCTGTCCAAAGTATTGCATTCCGAGCCAGCTCATGTGGCTCTGCGTTATGCTTTCAAGGATATGCAAGTCCAAGCGGATGTGGAAGGTCAACAGGAGAAAAACCCTGACCAGACCCATACGCACCCAGTCCATGCTAAGTACCGTTCCCTCGCAAGTGCCTTTGCCGCTCGATTGGCCACCACTAACGGACTGCTTCCGCAGTTCTACCAGTGCTCTAAGCGTGACTTGGACCACGGATATGGCGGCTCGCGTGAGTACTACGACTTCAAGGATGTCGTCGTTCGTCCCCTGTTGCCCAGTAGCGATGCTGGGTTGCATGTCATGGTTGACGTCGATTACTACCCTGAGACGCCGTTTGTGTTCTCGGATGGAAAGCCCATACTCATGTACACCATTCTGCCTTCACAGGTGGGCCGGAGCGATAAGGAGGTCACTGCCTCCTTCGACAAGGATGGTTGTTACAACATGAATGTCTCTGGGGGTGCTCGGTACAAACACCACCTCTGGAATCATACGTCCGACGATGTTTTTGTCGTCGACCACAGTTACCTTGGTTTGCTGGGTCCATTCACCGTGTACCAGCAAGACGTCAAACACGTGTTCGACGACCGAGCAGTCGTCCTTTACACACCCCTCGCTCATTATACAGGCCTTCGGGCCGTGGTTGCACGCCTGGCGAGGGCAGTCGGTCTTCTTCGAGGGGCTACATTGGAGCGCATCAAACCGAACGTCTGTGAAGGCTTCGTTTGTTTGCGGACAATGACCTCAGAAGGTACGACAGTGTCCATTGGGCGCGTAGATAGCCCCTACGCTCTCACCCTCCCCGAGACGGATTTTGAGGCAGCCCGCTGCCACTTCCTATCTTGTGCGAGCTCCTACGGTCAGGCCCACGCAACGATCGCATTGGAGTTGGAGAACCGCATGGTGCAATTGCGGGGAAAGGCAGGGTTGCTGGCTGAGTTCTTTAAAGCCAATCCTGGACCACTGCCAATTTTGTCCATCGGAACCGCCATGGTCGGAGAGAGGAAGTACACGAGCAATTTGGATGGCCTTGCAGAGAGGCCACTTGCTGTTCCTTTCATGAAGCCATTTGTCACGGGAGGTGCCTACGTCCCGTTGGGCGGTTTGCCAGCACAAATCCAAGCAGCTGAAGGGCGCGTCAAGAAGTTCACCGGTAACCGAGTGGATGAGATGCCTGTACAGTACATAGCTCTCTCTGCGGAGTTCGCCCAGTTTGCGTTTCCTACGCCTGGCGTTCTCGATCCATGTCCCATCCACGAGGTGTTGCAGCGCCAACCCGCTCCCGGTCAGCAGAATCGAAATGCGACCGCTCTCAGTGGAAAGCCCGATCCGTTTAAGTTGCAAGTCTTCAATAAGAGAGAGACTTACGGAAAACCTACGGACCCCAGGATCATCAGTCCTGCCGCACCTATTGTTATGCTTGAGTGGAGTCAGTACATGTATCCGCTCGCAGACCACTTCACACAGTTCACTGACTGTGGCCTTCCTGGCATAAGTGGCGGCAGAAGTTGTCCATGGTACGCATTCGGCATGAAGCCTGCTAAGATCAATGAAGCAGTAGCTGCCGTAGCCCAGAGCGCTAAGATAGGAATCCTCGACACCGATGCGAACCGCTTCGACGGAAACGTCAAGCTGGCCCTTCGTGAGTTCGATCAGATGCTCCTCGCTCGTGCGTACGCCAAGCGCCACCACGCCGCCCTGTTCAAGCTGCGGCGTAAGACCTTCCGATACATAGCCCAAACCCCAGGTGGATTTGAATACTGGACTGATGAGACTCAACTCTCCGGTTTCCCTGACACTGCCGCGTTGAACTCTGCGCGCAGTGCATTCTTTTCCTATGCAGCGCTGCGCCT